TTATTTATAAATATAGATTTAATATTAAAAAATATATATTTAAGTTATTTATTTAATATATATTATTATATTTAATATATTATATATCTTTGAACTAAATAAGTAATATATATATTATATTATATATCTTTGAATTAAATAAATTATATATTATATTATTAATAAATTAAAAATAAAGAAAATAAACGTTTTTAAGACACTATTTTTAGTCAAGTTATATAAGTATACTTAAAATCAATTATCTTTGTTTAAATCATATTTAAAATACGTTATATGGCTAAAGTAGCAAAGAAACCTTTAAGAAAAAATCTAATAAAAGAATTAGATACAGTTTTTAGCCAATACATTCGTTTAAGATATGCAAAGAATGAAATAGCTGAATGTGTTACTTGTGGTAAAAAAGACCATTGGAAGAAATTACAAAACGGACATTTTATGAGTAGAGCAAATTACTCAACAAGATGGGATGAAGATAATTGCCAAGTTCAATGTATGGGCTGCAATGTTTTTAAAAGTGGTGAACAATATAAATATAGTTTATATCTTGGTAATAAATTATCTGAAGAACTTTATTTAAAATCAAAACAAATAGTTAAATTTGCTGATGTAGAATTAATTGATATGATTGATTACTATAAACAAAAAGTAAATATTCTGCATAAATTTACATAATGTTTTTTAAATTGTTTTTGTCAAGAAGGAGTGGTTTTATAGCCACTCTTTTTTTTTATTTTAAATTTTAACTTTTTTTTAACACTTTTGTATTAATAACAGTTATATATTTGCCTCATCAAACAATAACAAAAAACAAATATTATGAAAACATTAATTAAAAATTTAGAAAAAGAATTAGCAAAATCAACTATTAATTCTGAAAAGTTAGAATTAAAATATTATGCTTCAAGAAATGAAAAAAATGAGTATAATGGTTGTATGAATATTTATAAAGAATTAAAAAATTCTTGGGAAGTAAATAGTATTTTAGAAACTACATTAACACAATTAAAAAATAGAAATTAAAAACAAATAACAATGAAAGATTTATTAGATTACAACAGATTTAGAATTGAAACAATGCAAAACAAGATTTGCGAATTAGAAAGTTTATTAAGTACATTAGAAACTTATTGCTTTGAATTAGCAGATGAACAATGTCCAAAAGAGTACAAAACAATTATTAAAAAAGAATTATACAATTTAAAAACAAAATAAAATGAGCAAATTAATAGTTAGTTTCCCAGCTGAATTAAACTTAAATCAAAAACTATCTTTAATTCAAAAAGAATTTAAAGCAAACAAATCAAAATTTAATAGTTTTGGTAAATACAATTTTAGAAGTGCTGAAGATATATTAGAAGCATTAAAACCATTTAATGAAAAATATCAAGTATCTTTTGTAATTACTGAAAAAATGATTAGAATGCAAGACCAAAACATTATACCAATGATGCAATCAACAGCAACTATTTATGATAACAATGGTGTTAATGAAATATCAGCAACTGCTATTGTAGGAGTAGATTTAAATCAGAAAGGAATGCAAGTACCACAACAATTTGGTTCTGCTTCTTCTTATGCTAAAAAATATGCATTAGGCAACTTACTTTTAATTGATGATACACAAGATGCTGATGCAACTAATAAACACGATAAAGAAGTAAAAGCAGAAGAAACAGATTTAAAATGGTTAAATAAAAATACACCAGAATTTAATAAAGCTATTGAATATTTAAAAAATGGTGGTAATATTGCAACTATTGAAAATAAATATAAATTAGCAAAAGCAGTTAAAGACGAATTATTAAAAGTTAAATAGGGAAGCTGAAAACTATATAGAGTAAGCAAATTTTAAATAAAAAAAATATGAGTGCAATTATTAATGTAAGTTTAAGAGTAGACAAATTACCAAAAGAAAAATTTGTATCAGGTAAAGATGGAGCTGTATACTATAATTTTACAGTTGCTGTAAATGATGAAGCTAATCAGTATGGTCAAAATGTTTCTTTAACTGATAGTCAAACACAAGAAGAACGTGAAGCAAAGAAACCTAAAGTGTATTTAGGAAATGGTAATGTAGTATGGACAAATGGTGAAATTAAAACAGCACCTAAAAAAGAAAAAGCAACTGCATCAGTAGAAGATGATGGATTACCATTTTAATTTAATTGGGTAGTGTAAAAGCTACCCTTTTTTTAACATTATGACAAAAGAACAAAAACAAGAAAAACGTTTAATGATGGAATTTATAGTTGATGAAGCTATATTAAATCCATTAGAAAAAATAGAACATCCAAAACCAGCAATATCATTTGGTGTTAAAAGTTATGAAAGTAAAGATGGTGAAATTATATTTCCAGTACCATTAGGAACTTATGGAAACTTTAGTTTTGTACAAGCACCACCTAAAAGTAAAAAAACATTTTTTGTATCATTATTATCTGCAATATATTTAGCTGAAGATTTACCACAATTTTGTGGTGATTTAAAAGCAAATAGAAATGATAAACACTTAATACATTTTGATACTGAACAAGGTAATTTTCACGCACAAATGGTATTTAAAAGACCATTAGAAATGGCTGGATTAAAAAACATAGATAAATACCATACTTTAGCATTAAGACAATATAGCTTTAATGACAGAATAGATATAATAGAGCATTACCTTTATGATAGGTTAGATAGTAAAAATATAGGTTTAGTAATTATTGATGGTGTTGCTGATTTATGTAGTGATGTAAACAATATTGAAGAAAGTAATAATGTAGTTCAAAAGCTAATGAAATGGACTAAAGAATTAGATTGCCATATTGTAACAGTTATACATTCTAATTTTGGAACTGATAAGCCAACTGGTCATTTAGGTTCATTTTTAGAAAAGAAAACAGAAACACAAATTAGTTTAGAATTAAATACAGTTAATAAAGGATTAGTAAAAGTAAGTTGTAAAAGAAGTAGAAATGCACCATTTGAAGATTTTAATTTTAAAGTAAATAACTTTGGATTACCACAAGTAGAAGGTGCTTTTTATGACCCATTAAAAGATATATTTTAAGATGAAAGATACAATGAAACACCATATAGAAGAATTACAAACATCAGCAGCAAGAATGCTTGTATTAAATTCAGATAATTCAATGTTAATAAGTTTCTTCAAAGATTTGAAAAATAAATTAGAATATTTGTATGAATTGAACGAAATGGATAACCAAGCAAACTGGACTGAAATACAAAATGCATTTAATTCAATATTAAAAATAGATACAGAACTTACAGAAGTGGATTTAAAGATTAAAGTAAAAGAAGCACCAATACCAAAAACTGGTATAGTAACAATAAAAATGTATTAATATGGAATTGTCTACAAATAAATGGTTAGAACAGGTTGCCCAACATCACAAAGAATGGGTTAAAATTGCTAACCTTTATAAAGTAGATGACTATGCAGAAGATATTGTTCAAGAAGTTTATATTGCTTTGTGGAAATATGCTGATGCTGAAAAGATAATTGATGCAAAAGGTAATGTTAGAAAAGGTTATGTGTTTTTTACTATTAAAAGTTTATGCTTTCAGTATTTAAACAAAAGAAATAAGATTGATAAAATAGGAATAGATACATTATTTAACTTGTCAGACAATAGCAATATAGAAGAACATAAAGCTTACAATGATATATGTTTAATGATTGATGAAGAAATAGATAATTGGGGATGGTATGATAAAAAATTATTCAAGTTATATCGTGATACAGATTTTTCTATGAGGGATATAGCTAAAGAAACTACAATTAGTTTAATATCTATTTTTCACAGTATTAAAACCTATAAATCAATTTTAAAAGATAAGTTTCAAAAAGACTACGAAGATTATATTAATAATGACTATAACAACATATACTAATGGAAAATAAATATTATTTAACTTTTTTAAAATTAATTGAAGATAAATCACAAGGAACATTATATTATGAATGTATTTATGAAAATGGTATTATGACAAAGATTTTAATGATACCATACAGTGAAAATTTAATAATAGAAACTAAATTAATTTAATTATGGGACGTAAAAAGAAAGCAACAGGATTAGGTGATACTATTGAGCAAATCACAGAAGCAACTGGTATTAAAGCAGCAGTTGAATTATTTAGCAAAGTAACAGGAATAGATTGTGGTTGTAATGAACGTAAATCAAAACTAAACAATTTATTTTCATATCGTAGAATTGTTAACTGCTTAAAAGAAGATGAATATTTGTTTTTAAAAGTATTATACGACAATAGAACAAATCAATTAACACCAAAACAGCAATACACAATTAAAGATATTTACTTAAATGTATTTAATGAAAAGTTAGAAAGTTCAAATTGTTCAAGTTGCTGGAGAACTATTTTAAGTGATTTACGCAAAGTTTATGATACTTATGAAGTAAATGAATAACTGGAAAGAAATTGATTTATTTAACTATTTATTGGAAAATGTTTATCCAGATTTAGTTAAAGCAAAAAACCAAATGAGTAGATGGGATTGTTACAGTCCATTAACTTCACATAGGATTGAGTTAAAATGTAGACAAGTGCATTATAAAACTTTATTATTAGAAAAAGTTAAATATGATGCAATGATAAAAGAATGTGAAAAGCATTTAGATATACCAATATATATTAATTCAACACCAAAAGGTATTTATAGTTTTAATCTGCATTTGATTGAACCAGTTTGGGAAATAAACAATAAAAATCCAGCAACAACATATTTTAATAATAGAGAAAAAATAGATAAAGAAGTAACATATTTAGAAATAACAAAAGCAAAACAATTATGAAAGACAATCCTATTCAATTAGAATATTTAAAATCTGTATTATTAGCACAACTTTTATTAGAAGCTAATGAAAGTTTAATCTTCACAACACAATACAGGCAAACTATTAAGAACTTAATTAACAGGTTAAACAAAGAGCTTGAACAAATAGTGTTTGAAGAATATACAAAGGTTTATAAAACAGACCCAGAAATGACTACAAACATATTAAGGTCAATAGAAAGCATTATAACTAAACTGCAAACATCAACAATAGATGAATTAGTTATGATTGATGCAGTTGTAGATAAATACAAAGAAAACAAAGAATGGTTTATGGAAAATGGTAATGCTGAATTTTTAAAATTAAACTAATGAAAATAACATATACATCATACGGAAAAACATCAACAATAGAAACTTATGATGATATTAATATTGATGATTTAGGTAAAATACTTTATGATATTTGTTTATCACAAGGTTGGCATCCAGCATTATTAAAATCAATATTTAAAAAGAATGTAACTAATGGCGAAAGTTAAAGAAGATAAATTTATACCTAAACCTGATGAAGTAGATGCTATGCGTTTATGTTGGAAAAATGATTTAGCTTATGTTATTAAACCAGCAAAAACTGCAAATAGGTATAATATTATAAAATATCAAATCAGCAACTACAATGAAATATTTTATTATAAAGAAAATAATGTAAATGCAGAATTTACAGAATATGAAGGATTAAAAAAAACAATGGAATTATATAAGTTTCACGCTAAAAGATTTAAACAATGACACCAACACATTATGACAATAAAAAGAATTACGATGTTATAGACTTTATTAAAGACTATGATTTAAACTTTAATGAAGGAAATGTAATAAAATATGTAGCAAGAGCAAAACATAAAGGCACACATATAAAAGACTTGGAAAAAGCAATAGACTATTTAGAACGTGAATTACAACATTTAAGAAAAGAACAGGAACAATGGATAGAGAAACAAAAATAGTATTTGACACATTAGAATTAGAATACACTTTAAGTTATTTAATTAAGAAAAGAAATTCATTATATTTAAAAGGTTTAAATGATGAAAAGATAAATGATAAAATAAGAGCAATACAACACAAATTGCGATTTGCAAATTGAAAATTAGGATAGTTTAACAGCTATCCTTTTTTTGTCCCTTATTTAATTAATATTTGGGACAAAATAAAACTTTAACATTTCATTAACACTTTTATATTAATAACTTGTTTATATTTGCTAAACAATTAACAATTTAAAAAACAAACATTATGAAAACATTATTTAAAGAATTTGCATTAGCATTATTATTATGGGTTGTATTTTTCAC